TGTTAGTTCCTCTGCGTCTACGAACAGACCCGTCCGGTTTACTTACAATTGCCTTACGGCACTCCTCGGAACAAACCGCCGAGCCGTACCTTTTGTAGTTACTTAAGTGCGCCAAAACTACCGCGCCACAGACGCACTTAGTTTCTATGAAATATCTATTGGCCGATTTCCCTCGGTATAAATACGGCTTCCTAAATATGCCGTCGCCTTTTTCTATTAAGCCAGCATATTTATCGCTGTATCGTTCGTTTTCTTGGAGTTTCACTCCGCGCTTTGTTGGCATTTTCTAGTCCCCAAACAGCAAGCAACGCCGCATCGGCACGCCCGTCGTCCTTCTTTCTAGAAAACATAGTAGCGTGTTCTGGGAATAATTCAATAGCACGTTCTCTACTTGCGTCTTTTCCCTTAAATAGACGCATTGTTTTTGTCCAAGTCGCAGGGGGCACAAGCGTTACAGCCGCGCCCAAAGTGGCGAGGACACCTTCCAATACACCGCCTGCACGGCCAAACGCAAAAGAACTGGATACGCCCTGCCCGGGCATGGCCCATGTTTTCTCAACATAAGCCTGATCGTTTTCATGTATATGTGGGCGGAGGGCTTGGGCTAAAAGAGCAGGGTCTACTTGGTTAACCACCCGTGTCCCGCGCTTAACTTTTATAGTTGGCATATCTATAATCGTAAGCTGTCGGGTTTCGGTATCCAATATAACTATTGCTCCGAAGGCTCCAGGATCACATCCAACTATATTCATGGGCATTCTGTACAGTATTAGAAGCTAGTTCGCAAGTTACTGCGTGGCCCCAAAGACTTACGATGGCGAAGCCCGTCGGGTTTGTGGCGACGCTTTGACTTTGGCTGTGGTCGCCATGACATATCTTTAACGCTAGTCTTCTTGGCCATTACTAAATCCCGGAGAGAAGTCCGATTAACTGATCGCGCTTAGTCTTCTTAGCACCTCTGCCAAGAGATGCCATGATAGCCGAAAATTGTTCGGCGACATCTTCTGGCGATGCTTTAGGGGCTAGTGAAGCCGGAGCGGCAGCCATAGCGACTTTAGGCGTCGTCTCTTTCTTCGTAGACATAACCATCTCTGTATCCGGCTTCCCCATAAGGTCTTCCGCGCCAACGAGTTTTACGAATTTACGGACATAATTCTTCGTTTCGGCGAAGGGAGGTACGCCGCCGTACTTGCTGACGTTTCCGGGACCGGCGTTATACGCAGCCGCAGCAACCACAGGATCGCCAAACTTCTTCAGCATCTTTGCGTAGTATTTAACACCGCCTTCGATATTCTGATACGGATCGGATATATCAGCGACACCCATTTCTTTTGCGGTGCTGGGCATAAGTTGCATATGCCCTTGCGCCCCCGCTGAGGAAGAACGAACATTCTTACCGCTGGCGGTTTCATTTTGGTAGATAGCGCGAACATGCGAACGCGGAACGCCGTACTTGTCGGCCATCTGATCTACATAACCTGTATAGTTTTTCGGCATAAATACCTCAGATTCCCTTACCGAAAGATCGTTTTTCACCATAGACAGGCGCAAAGCCGCCCATCTCATCGGACTGTACGTCTATCAAGACCTGCCCCTTTGGCGCTAACTTACGAAATCTCTGAAGCATATCACTTGACGCCTCAACCGGAGGTTTAATTACAGGTTCTGTAGTAGCGGCTGCAGCAGTTGCCGGACTCAGACCAATCCGCGCCATATTAGCTAGTTGCTGCGCTGCGGGGCCAGCTTCACGGGTCATGACATACTGCAAGCCCCGCCGTCCTTGCGGGCTATACAACGCGGCCAGTGTGGCCAATGTAGATACCGGCAATTCGTAAGGAACTGCGCCTTCTTGCTGCGCCAGATACGTCCCACCGGCCCCGGCCCCAATGAGGCCAAGTGCTTGCGCGGTAGCCGCACGAGTAAATGTGCCGCTTTCGGCGAGGCCCTTGGGCAACTCCATACCGGCACGGGCGAGGTCTTCGTAGAAGCCGCCTATCTTACCCCCGCTTAGGGACTTAACTGCGCGAGTAAGACTTGAAGGGCTAACAGTGTTTCCACTGTACCCAACAGCCTTATCCAGAACTGTCTGAGCGTTCCACGCCTTATTAAGCCGAAGAAGTTCCTCTGCCTGAGCCGGATTTTGTTCGGCTAAAGTATCGAGCATCCAACTACGAACCTGCGCCAAACCGGAACCGACACGACGCTCGAACCCGTCATCGGACTTCATAAAAGTACGAGCAGTATCTGAAAGGCCGCTTAATGAGTTTTGTAGATTACGGCCAGAGATACGGCCCATAGTATCGGATACGGCCTCTACATTCTGTGTTACCGTAGACAGGAAATCATCCAGCAAACCCTTACGGCTGGCTGGAAGGTTCAGACTGCTAAAGATATCAAGAGTTTGGTTCTGCCAGTTATCTGGCAGCGCCATATCTAGATTTGGCACAAGGTCGTTAAACTTATTAGAAATACTTTTCTTTACCCAACTGACAGCCCTATCTCCCGATAAGTTGCTGGGAAGGTCTACATTAATGAAATCGGCAAGTTTAGTCACCGCCGCCTTTTCAAAATCCTCTGGAACCGTACCACGGGCTTGGCTAATAAGCGCGCCAAGACCGGGAATAGAAGTAAGGGCCGTCTCCGCCATATTTGCGGCTCGGCCAATCGCAGTATCGGTAGCGCCGAGAATAGCACCCGGCGTAAGACGAACGCCGAGATCAGTAAGCGCACGGACACCTTCCGTTACCTTCGGGGCGATAGTGCTTCCAACAAAATCGCCAACACCCTTCCCGACAACCCCAAGGCCCGCGCCGGTAGCCGTTTCCCCCGCAAATTCGGTAGGCGTCTGTGCTTGCGAAAGAAGCGCGCTAGTCGCGCCACCCGTTACCGCAGACCCACCAAAAGTAGCGGGAGCCACAGAGCCACCTCCGGCTACGATAAAAGGAGCTACGCCAGCTACATTGCCGACAATTTGCGACACCTTGGCGGGGGACTGCGCACGCGAAATGTTCTGCTGAGCCAATATATCAGCCGCAGATTCAAATCCTAAGTTTTGAAAAAAACGATTTCCTGAAGGAAACGCTTGTTCAAGCCGCATAGCCGCAGTATCCAACGGCTGACGAGCGCCAAGATAAAGTCCTTCGACAATATCAGCAACAGTACCCAAAGCACCGGGAGACGATGGCCGTTCCGCTACCGGCCTAGAACGAGCATACGACTTCATAGCCGCATCGATAACTTCTTGCGACGTTCCGTCTGGAAACTCGTGGGCTACCCCATCTGCGGATACCGCCTTAATGGTCATTGGATTCGGTTCCCCTTAGCATCGTATGTAAGAGTCTTTTTAGGTTTGGGGAGAATAGCGGCCTGCGCGGCGCGCATAGCTGGCGACCTACCGGGCCGTACTTCAGAAATACGAGCATCAAGAAACGCACTACGCTCATTCATTAAAGAACGAATTCCACTCATTTTTTCTTCGATTTTTGAGTCGCTATCGTTAGAACTTGGCTTAAAGGCATCCAACTTCTGCTGAAATTCCGCCCTGTCTTGCGAACCTTCACCTGGAACACGAGTGATCTGTGACGCAAGAGAATACAACTGACTTGCCGCAGTATTAAACCTGCCTACATCTTTACTAACAGACGACGTGGGGGCTATGCTTGGGAAATATTCCCGCGCTACCCGCCAAGGCTCAACACCCTTCAGCGAACGATTATAGATCTGCTCTACGCGGTTAAGCTGCTTTTCGACGCTGCGTACTTGCGATCTTGCAGCAGTCAAATCTTGGTAGATTTGCTGAGTAGGAACGGGTGCTTCAGCCTGCGCCGCCGCAGCCTTACCGCCCGGCGTTTCAAGCGGCTTTAGGGGGCCAGTAGTAGCGGGCAATACAACACGCGGCGCGGCGGGTCGAGCGCCGCCCATGTTTAGCTGACGAAGGATTTCAGGGTCAGTAATTTGATCGCCAGTTGCCATCTCGTGTTCCTTATTCTTCGTATACTTTGCCGTTGATAACAACAACGTTCATTGGTTTGCCATCTTTTACAACAGCCCTGCGGTCAATAGTTACACCGGGAATTTCTATAAGACCTTGCGGAGTATTGATGGTTTTACCAGCGCCGCTGAGCGCGTCAAGATATGCTTTATACGCAGGGCTTCCTACCGGGAACCTAGCTGCGGCGTTTTTCATGTCTTCGGTTGGGGCGTAAGTTTCCGGCGCGATAAACTTCTCGAATTTCTTACCGTAAGACGCAAAAAATACGTCGTCGGGAATTAAACGGGCTTCCGCTTGCATTTCAGCAGGAAGTGTCGAGATAATTTGATCTTTCTGGGCCTTCATCAGAGCCGAACGCTCCGCGCTTTTACGCGCCTGATCTATAGTAATACGGTTCTGAAGTTCAGCGGATTTCTGCTGCTGAAGCTGAGCTATAGCTTGTTGCGGCGTTGTCTGACTTCCCCGTGCCACTGATTTAAGGAGCGCGCTAAGCCCCATAAGTTTGTCGGCCCCAGTGAGCGTACCGCTCAAGTTGCCGCCCATAACCTGCGCCAACTTCTCGGCGTCAGTGAGCGGCGTAGCGGACGGCATAGGGTTTTTGCCAAAAAGACCGAGCGGATTGAATGCCATTATCTATGCCTTACCAAAAATACCAAGGGTTTTAAGACCCGCAAGCACACCTGCAATATCACCGGCGGTTCCGATGGCACCTTGCCCCGGCTGAGTTGTCGTTTGCGTGACTGGGGACGGAAGACCCTGCGAACCCATGAGCAACGTCTGAAGCTGCTGCTGCGGGAAGCCACGCTGTTCCAAGAAGTCCTTGTAGGCCAGATCAATGTTCTGCTGAGCCATGCCGCGTTGTGCTTGACCCGCGCCCTGAAGCATCGCCGCATAAGTCTGCTGATTGCCCAGCGCCTGTTGACCGTAGCCTGCAAGAGCCTGTGCACCCGCAAGCTGCTGACTCGGCAGACCCTGTGCAAACCCAGCGGCTTGCGTGTATCCACGATTATAGAGATCAGCCAGCGTCTGAGCCGTATTCAAATCTTCTTGACCTGCAAGCTGCGCTTCGTAGACACCACGGCGTTCGTTACCAAATGCCTTGGCTGAAGCAAGCTGCGCCCGCGTTGATGCGTCACGTTCAGCGCGGTTCTGTGCCAAGCGGGCCATCGTGGCGTCGATGACGTTGGTCTGGAACGGCGACATGAAGCCGGAGACATCTTGCTGGAACTGTTGCGGCGTGTAGCCCGCTGCGCGTTGGGCAACCTGTGTAGCTTGGTTAAGCTGCGGCATACCAACTTGCTCGGTGGCTGCGCGGGTGGCGACACCGAACGCCTGCTCTTCAGCGGGTCGGAACTGCGCAATGCGCGGGCCACCGTAGGCCTGATACGGAATGGACGCAACCTGCTGTGCGGCTCCATAGTTACGCGCCAGAATATCCTGAATGAAAGGATTGAGCGCCTGAGTTTGCGTAGTAGTTACCGCCATTATAATCTCCGTGCGGACTGGCCGCCTAATCCTTCGTTATTACCATATAAATTAAACAATTGACAGCCCATTACTACTGCACCTGCATCACTGATAAAAGGCAAGATGGCCCAGATGGAGCAAATGCCGTTGCAGGAGAAGCATGAAGTTCAAGGTTGGTACTATCAGCAGCCCACATTAATTCAATATAATCGCCAGCAATTAAGGGAAAGAAGTGATCTATGCCCGACGCCGCATGACCGCCGTTGATGTTATCTGTTACCAAAATCGCACTTGCAGGTACATCGGTTCCATTTTTCCTGAACCAAAACCATGTAGTTTTTGCGCTACTATTGTTGGATAGAATTGTAAAATGACTTGAAAAATTATACACGCCGTCTTCCGCTACGACAATCCGAGATGCAGGCGAACCGATTGAGACGCTCTTGCTATTCTCGGTTGTGTCAAAGGTAATGGCATACGCCGTATTTGCAGCGGCAGGAGACACACTAGTAGTTTTCTTAAACTGGCCGTAGAACCCTTCGTAGATCAGCTTGGCTGGTGAGTAAATCCCAACGTCCTGACCCTTCTCGTAAACATTATTCGAGAAAAGTTCTATAAGGCGGTTGCGTTGCGACTCATAATTCGGATCGTATGCGCCTGGGGGTGGTGGTAGCCTAACGCTCATCTACGGCCACCCGGAATAGCATTCAGTCGCTGCGTCCCTACACGCCAACTAGACGGCGTTGTAGTTGTCACGCGCATTTTAATCTGACGCCCGTTGAAACGAACAGATGTCGGCTGTGTCAAACTATACGGGCCGTAAGTTGTCTCCGCACTTGTCGGATAATAGCGCGTTGTAAACGTGGCGGAGACGCTGCCCAGATTGCGCTCGTCTGGGATTATCTCATTGATATATAAAACCTGATCGCCTTGGCCAATCTGAAACGGGCCAGTCTCCGCGTATGGTAGCGCCCCGCTGTAATTCAAACCAACTTCATGGTCGTATATAAGCCCATCCGTTCCGATCATAATCGGGTTACGGAACACGCCGCGATCAGTACCAGCGGTTCTAGCAAGCGTCCCAATTGACCAATGGTTCTCTACATAATCCCAAGAAACGTAGCTGTCGTTTTCGTTGGCTCCAGCCGATGGATAGAACCACCAGACTTCATTGTACTGGCTATTGTTAACGGCGTATACTTTGGAGATTTGGTCGGCGTTAATGTCATTAAAAACGTAATCATAAACTTCGCATGGTAATGGCTTCACATAGCCATCATAAACGTGGAAGCCCTTCTGCCCCATCCAGACAGCCATGTTATCAAGAACGGCAACGCAGTTTGCGGACACAGCGCCACAGGCCCGACCGGCGATTTCAGCCTGGTACACAAACGGCTGGCCGACATAGGTAAGCGTGTGCGCGTCGATGTCCGTCAGTATAAGGTTCTGGCCACGGACACGTTTGCCTGTGACAATCCGCCCAGCAGTTTGCAGTTTAATGCTACCCGCAAGATTTGTGGAAGAAGCTGTCCAGATAGTGTTGTTTTCAAGGTCTGACCACGCGACCGTCCGCGCATCACCCGAAGCGCCAAGCGCGAACAGGGAGCGTTCGGCAGATACAAGAAGGCCAATGCAATTTGTTGGCGCGTTTGTAATGACAGCGGCTTTTGTTGGCGTTGTAAAATCAAGCTGCCACTCGTACAACTTGCCGTCAGACGTAGAACATCCAACAAGATATTCACCCCAAGTGTCGAGGCTCCACGTTGTAGCAGGCGTTACAGAACCAGTGTCAGGACGAGGTGTGCCGT